GTATTACAAGAAAGGATGTTGAGAGAGTACTGACATGTATTATTACGTTTATAACCATCAACATAAAGGATTACCCTATCACCGAGCGATGAAAGCAGCCGGGCACACGGCAAACTTACGGTTTGCAGATGTGACGTTGTTTGATCGGGACCAGGTGATGAACTCGACCCAGCCGCGTTACCAGGTGAAAGAGCAGTTAGATCGGGGATCGCTGATTATGATCTACCCGCATTCGGCGCTGCCGCCGTGGTGGTATGACGGGCTGGTGCCGGTGAGGGACTATCTATCGTGTGTGTTTGTGATCGGAGAGGCGCACAAAGCCGCCACAGACATTTTTATGCCCGGCGCCAGGGTTGAAGTTGCAGGTTGGCCATGGTGCAAACAAAGGGCATTCAAAGCGCCCAATCGAGTAAAACGCGTGCTATTTGCGCCGATCCACACCGCGGGAGGATTACGGCCAGAAGCCTTTGAGGCTAACCGGAATATCTTCAGGGAATTGAAGCGCGTACAGCGGATGATGGGGTTTGAGGTGATTATCCGTCATATCGGCGAATTAGAGCCGCAGGGCTTGAAGAATTACCGCGACTTTGAATTCGTCCAGGGAGCAAAGGACGGCGCAACCAGAGACATCGATAAAGCGGATGTTGTGATTGCTGAGGGGACATTTATGTACCTGGCCGTGGCACGGGGGACGCCAACAATCGGTATTAATCAGCATATCGCTTGCCGACCAAACCGAAATTATGCGCGCTATACACCGCACACCTGGGAGCGTTACGGACACCTGTTTGCTTACCCGTTGAATTACCAGTGGGGGGATTTGTGTGAACTGATTGAGCAGGCAACCGCAGAAGAGCAGAGCGAATGGAGAGCAGCCAACATTGGGGAGGACATGGACCCGCTGGGATTTGCGGGTATGGTGGAAGAGATTTGGCGGGAGAGTAAGAAAATGTGATACTGAGTAAATTTTGCCTGTACAAAACTGTGTAGTATAATTGAACTGGGCGTGAATTAGTTTCGCTTGAAGGCGTCTTGACGGCTTGCTCATTCGTGACTGGCCCCCTTCAGGGACGAGGGTGCAAGTCCCTCCACGTCCACTGGTAAAGTCGGAGTCATCCTCCGGTATTTTAAGGATAACAGAAGATAGGGCGGAACTTAGCGGTGGGAAAACATCCCAAAATGGGATATTTCACTCCTCCAGCGGGAAAACTTTAGGAATTGGTAAGTTTTGCCGATACACAAGTATCATGTTTTGTGCATCATTAGTGACAGATTTCATTATATTTTGTACATGAAACGCGTGTCATGTTCAAAGTTTGGCTTTTTTTGAACATGAGGCGTGAGTACTTCCCGCTTTGTTAACATTTTACTCCCTGAAAAAACATAGTATAATCCATATATCTGACCCGCCATGTGTAGGAACAGAAATAGGGGTCGGTGATAAGCTGACCCTGGTTTTTAATGAGCATTAAAAACCCCATTTTGGTTAGTTACTAATTTCAATTACAATACCGGCATCATTTCAGTAAGTGACTGAAGTGTCAGGTACGATTATAATAATTCTGATTTGTTACAACCGCTTTATCTACCGCTCTTTCGACCTTTTCGGTAGATAAAGCGGTTGTAAAATGTTCTATGTTTGCCCTATCACAACCCCCACTTCTCCACCGGTGACGCGTGCCGGTGTGCGTCGTCCAGATCGTTTTGGCTGATGGCCAGATAACGCTTGACCATATCCAGCGTGGTATAGCCCAGCATTTCCTGCAGGGTGTAGATGTTGGGATAGTTGCGCGTTTTGAAAAATCTGGCTGCATTTTCATAGAGTTGACTTTCCTCGGGAATACGATTCTAATTGTTATTAGAGGTCATGATATGAAAGGAAGATGAAATGTCTCTGTTGTGCAATATCATATTATTTGTTTTGTTTCTTATTATCGGTGCGATAATTGGTTTTTGGATCGGCACGATAAATGCTTATCGAGAAACACTATTCCGTTTGTTTTGGTTCGGCTATCTTGATTTGGATGAAGCAGAAGAAATCGCAAAATCTTTAAAGCAGGCCCCGACAGACGCAAATTGTAAGCAGAAATACAAAATATCTATAAAAGATGCTCGAAGAATGCTATTGAAGCGTTAACTTCTTTAAGAACTCTGCTACAAGTGATATTGTAATATCTTTGCCAACGTTTGCAATATAAACGAGGGCTTCTTTCCACTTCGCCTTATTGCTTATGTCTGATAAAAATTCGTGTCCTTTTGATGTGAGCGCATAAGGCATGTATCTCGGATAGTCATCAATGATGTACGCTTGTTTTTCAGAATGAATCAAGCCTTCTTCTGTTAAGAGCCTTGTATGATAATGAAAAAGCTCTTTATCGATCTCACTTAATCCCAACTCTTCCTGGCTCATTCCAAGTTCGTCAAGCCTCTCGTGTTCTTTAACCGCCTGGAGAATATGTTTTATTAACTCGAAGTCCTTTTCCATTTTTATTTCTCCTTTTACTTGCTCAATAGAAACTCCATCATATCCAAAATCGTTTGACGATCATTTTCGCTGAGCTGGTCATACTTATATAACAGCTCTTCTTTTTGCCTTGTCATTTCCTGGTCGGGCGAGTCATCACTGTCTGCTGGTAGCGCGTACCCCAAGATACTGAGTATTGTTTGATCATCAAATTGCGCTTCTGACCTTTTTTCGCGCGATTGCACTTCCCAGGCATGCCATTTTTCCAGCAACCAGATTTTTATGTCTTTTTCCATTAAACTCGCTCCAACATAATAATACCAAAATAGTAAAAACACTTGACAAATTGGATAGGATGGTATATACTATCTACTAACTACACTGTAACCGTTAGTAAATCAGGAACTTTCTATGAAACCCATCCAATACATCGTCAAAAAATACAGACAGCAGCGGGGGTTATCGCTGCGGCGATTCGCGGAAGCAGTGACCAGTGATTTGAACCTGGGGATGGACATCTCGCACCAGACGATAAAGAACTGGGAAGACGGGACCCACCAACCGCAGTTTTCATTTTTGATGAACCTGGCAATGATAGCCCGAGATTGGCGCATGGATTTTGCGTTTGACTGCCTGGCAGCATTGCGACCGGCAGTGTACGAGCCGATGACCAGCATTGGCTGTGAAGCGATAGAAAAATATTCAGAACTTGAAATAACCGAAAAGGAGGAATGATGTTTGCTAACTCAGTAGATTTTGCGAAACCCAGAAAATACACATTTGCCGTGGGGGCGGTTGAGGGCAGGAGCGCTGATGTTTCGCCCTTTACGGGCATCCAGGTGCTGTTGATCAACGCGCACTTTTGGTATGCCATCGGGCCAAACAAGCGCTGGTCAGGATTGAATGAATCCCTGGAAATTGAAAAGGTGGATTGTCCAATTGTCATCACCAAAGACATCCTTGCTAAAGACACTTACCATCACCTGTTGAAATCATTTGTAACGGTCGAAGGCATTCACGATCTCGACTTGTTTTTGGTCCAGCTGGAGCGGATCGGCGGGATCGTGCTTTATCCCTTTGTTACTCAGATCAACATCCCAGACCTGCTCGGGTTATAGCTTCAGTTATATAGCTTCAGTATAGAAGGAAAGGAGCACGTATGAAAATTGGGATGCTTTCGGGGCGCAGTCGGGAACTGAACCGGTTGAAATTCGGAAATTACGCAGCAGTCTGGCCCCCGATATCCCTGCAGCGGATGGATTAAATGGGAGCCGACACGGTGACTGAGCCGCGGCCATGGCCGAACAATGCCAGGGAAGTACGCGATTTGGCAGCAGAACTGGCGATCACAGGACGCTGGGCGATTGAACCGATGTTGACCGGAAAGTTTTCCGCAGCGGAGAGCATCCGCAGAATAGCGATAGCGATTGTGACGTTTCAAAAGATTTCACGCCTGTTAGAGAGCGTGGGAGCGCAAACCAACCCAATTTATGACACAGAAAACAGTTTTGAAAACATTCGAATTCAATATGAAGACCAATAAAGAGACCAATAAGGAGACAAAAATGACCCCAAACACGATTAACACCCCCATTAATGACCCTCTTGCCATGGCAGAAAACCCGCAAGAGATCAAGTACAGCAATGAATACTTCGGCCAGGTCAGCCTGGACGTGTGGTTCTGCGTGCTTGAAAAGGGCGTTGGCAAAGTGCCCTTTGACCCCAACACGCACTCGATTGATCGGCGCCTGACGGCAATCACGATGGGGATCATCCCCGTGCCGGCTTCGGGCCTGCAGTTTTCGGTTGACCGCGATTACATCGCTGAATTCCGGCCGTGGAACGCGATCACGCTGCCCAGCCTGAAAGCACTTGGAGTTTCGGTGCGCGAACTGAACGACAGGTATGTGCGCGTCAAAATGACCGAAACCGGCGAAACCTACACCAACAGCCAGGGAGAGACCCGAGAAAAAACTGCATTTGAATTTCTGGCGATTTACGACTCTCTGGAAGCCTGTGAAGCAGATTTCACAGCAAAGCGAGGGTCCAGTGCGCAGCCGAATACATCCCCGCAAAAATCACAGGCCGCGCCAACGGCTGGAAACGGCAATAAAGACCGGGATGCAGCGCTGAAATTCCTGGAAGTGGCTGTTAAGAGCACATGCCAGGGCCTGACGGACCTGGACCAGGCACGAGAAGCTGTTGCAGCTCAGATCGCAAAGATGCCGTTAATCAACAAGCACTTCACCGTGGACAGCCCGGAAACGATGAATTTTATGGCGGAAGCCCTGGCGCCTTTTTAGGAGAGAAACAGGAATGAGAATCAGCTCTCATAGTTTAATTGGAAAAACAGCCGTTTTGTACCTGGCTGATGCGGGTTCGATCCCTGCTGAGAGCTATAGCGAACTCCCTGGGCTTGCTGGCCCAACAGCAAGGGAGTGCAGCCCGGAACCCTGGAAGATCGGGAAACAGCTAATAGGGTGACAGTCGGGAGAGACCGGTAATAGATAAGCTCCGGATCGTTATACGGACAGAAGATAGTCTCGATCCGGGGCGCCTCACTGAGGTTGACCTGTGGTTGGCCCTCCTCCTGCCAGGGTGAACTTCAGTGAGGCGCAGGATGCGCCCATTTTTTCCTCCTTGTTCAATGGGGGTCGTCCCTGAAAACGGCGGCCCCCAGGAGAAAATGGATCAATCGTTGGACGTTGGAGCAGCATTATGGGAATTTCAGCAATTATGATCGACAGCAGAGAACCGACCTGGGTGCAGAATTTGCGCTTTGACGGCATCCCCACCAGCGTGCAACTGCTGGAGCAGGGGGATTTGATGGCGGCGTGCGATGGTGATTTGATCCTGGTTGAGAGAAAAACGCCGGACGACTTCCTGAACAGCCTGAAAGCGGGCCGCCTGATGCTGCAACTGGCAAATATGCTGACGGTGACACGGTGGGCGTACCTGATGATCACTGGAGAATTCAAACTGGGCGTGAACGGCGAGGTGGTGACCTCAAGAGTAACCGGTTGGAACTGGGATGCGGTGCAGGGCGCTATACTCAGTATCCAGGAGATGGGTATCTATGTGATCCAGTGCAAAGGAGATGAGGATTATGAAGATGCTATCATCCGGCTGGGCAATCGCGACCGTTCAACTGTTTTACCCGTTCCACCCGCTAAACAACCCCACGTGTATTCGCAATCCGAAGCGATTCTGGCGTCATTGCCTGGGATCGGGTTCAAGCGGCTACAGAAGGTTTTAGAAGAATCTGCGGGAAGCCCAGCATGGGCACTGGCTTTATTGACCAACCTGGATGAGGTTGAAAATTTCCCGGGCGTGTCTTATGGCGATCGCCAGCGGATAAGAAATGTACTGGGGCTTAAAACAAGTGAAATGCTTGCGATTAACGTTCGGCCAGGATACTAACAGGATACTAAACTATCAAACCAATCAAAAATAAATTTAGAAAGGATATTCTATGAAAAACACCAATCAAATCACAACACTGGAAGTACAAGACTCACTGATCAAGGACAGGGAAATTACAACAGCAAGCCAGGCAGAAAATGTTTTGATGGCAAACCGTGAAATGAGCCTGGGCGTGTGGCATATGATCAACACGGTTGCCAATGATGTCTATCGTTCACGGCTGTTCCCTGTGAGCAGTCCGCAACAGGCGGCGGCGATCATGCTCAAAGGTTATGAGATCGGCTTAGGGTTGATGGCAAGTTTTGAATTTGTACAGGTGGTGAAGGGCCATGTGGGGTTATCACCTAAAGGAGCCCTAGCACTGCTGCACAACAGCCCACGGATCACAAAAATCAAGCTGACCAGGTTGACCGATGATAAACATAAATTTATCGGCTACGAATGCACTATGACGCGAGATAACGGTTTTTCGCATACTGAGCGATGGACCCTGGATAATGCTGTGATTGCCGGCCTGATGAAGCCAGATAGCAACTGGGAAAAATATCCGGAGAATATGTGCAAATGGCGTGCAATCGGCTTTTGTGCGGATATTGCAGCCCCGGATGTGACCGCCGGTATGGTGGACTTCATGATCCGGCCTGAGCAATTCGGGGTTCGGATTGACGATGAGGGGAACATCATTGAAGGAGAACAACGCATTGTTGTTACCAGTGAAATTGTGCAGGATGAATTGTATAACGAGAAAACACCAACGGTCACACTTGCAGAACTACTGGATCAATATTCAGCCGAGGAAATCCTCAAAGCCAACGGCGGGACCATCCCGGGCACGAATGAAGAGCTCGAAAGGGTAGCCAATCAACTCATCAAAGAATCACAGGAAAACGGATACTAAAATGCCTTATGAAATTAACCATCTATCCTACAGTTCCATCAGCTCCTATCTTATGTGCGCAGCGGCATGGAAATTTCACTATATTGACAAGATCCAAACGCCAACCTCACCGGCACTGGTATTTGGATCGGCTTTTCATAACACGATTGAACAATGGTTAGGTGGTAAAGCCGAATCACTGACAGACGCCTGGTCTAAAGAGTGGCAAAAACAAACTGAAGGTCAAGTCATTGATTGGGGGACAGATATCCCTGAAGAGCTTTTTAACAAAGGGATTGATATGCTGACCAACCAGGACATTTTGGCCGAGATGCAGAATACATTCTTCACGCATGCTGAAATGCCGGTGATTGAAACCAAGGTTGAACTCAGTATTCCCGCCGTGCCGGTGCCGATCATCGGCTATATCGATATTATCACAAGCGACAAGGTGCCCGGTGACTTTAAAACGAGTTCCAAATCCTGGACAACGGATAAAGCCCTGGATGAAACGCAGCCGCTTTTTTACCTGGCAGCGATGAACCAGATGGGTTTCCCGGTGGACGGCTGGCGATTTCGGCATTATGTGTTCGTCAAAACCAAGACACCCAAACTCCAGGTATTTGAACACGTACACAACCCAGGGCAGATCATGTGGCTGTTTGGGATGATCCAGAAGGTATGGAAGGGTATTGAAGCGGGCGTGTTTCCTGAGAATCCCTCCACTTGGAAATGTAATCCTCGTTATTGTGAATATTGGCCGATATGTAGAGGGAAACTCTCATGATGAGAAGTGCCAATAAAAATGCCAAACAGGGATGGCTTTTGCAGGACCTCAGGCCGGCAAACAAGTGTTCTATCGGCTTTGACGGCACCAACCTGATCCTTGAAACGCCGTATAACCCGGGGCTGGTTGCCCAGCTGAAGGCATTGATCCCGTATAACGACCGGCGATGGGATCCAGACCAAAAAGTTTGGTTGATAAGACCGGATCATGGCCCAACTTTGCAAAGCCTGATCGATCAATTTTTTGATGAGGTTGTTGATTTGCCTGGTATTGAAAATAGTAAACCCGAACAGGAATTGCGGATCATCGAGGTGCGATATCTCGGTTCTACCAAGGACCGGGGGGATGCAGAGCGCTCCGCTTTCGGACTGGTTGACGGGGAATGGTCGGTATTATTCCCTGAAAGCGTGCTGCGTTCGTGGTTCGAAGTGGATCCGTTGGCACCGATCCAAGGGGAAACGCTGTATTCTGTGTTAGGCGCTCGAAAAACCGCCTCTGAGGGGGAACTCAAGAGCGCCTTCCGCAGGATGGCGCGGCAATGGCACCCGGATGTGTGTTCAGAACCGAACGCTAATGAGATCTTTCAACAGATTAACCGAGCAAACCAGGTACTGAGTAACCCTGAGAAACGAGCACGCTATGATGCAGGATTAGTCCTGGAAGAGACCTGGAAGGCGGAACAAAAAAACACGAAAGATTTGATGGATGGCATTTCAACAGCGACTGTCGGCTACCGCTCACCGCTCCGCTGCGGTTGGATTATGGTCAAAGGCATTCCGGTTTTGGGGCGGTTTGAAGTGCAGGAAATCCTGGATTGGCAGGACATCGTCAACCACCAGGGGCAGGTGCTGGTGACCTCGTGGGCGATGGGTGATAAAGCGCCAACGGAAAAGTGGGTATAAAACCATGATTTGCACAACAAAACAACCCAGAAAAAAGGGCGCTGGCGCAAAAAAAGGCACGCTGTTTGTGTGCGTGGGATTCGTGTTCCTCAACGGGCGCACAAACTTCACCGATCCGAAAGACTACTTAGACTTCCGTTACATGAAATGGGACCGGTACAGCCTGGAGAGCGACTTGCGATTGGGGGTATTGCCCCCGGGAATGCTGGTTAAGGCTGAAGACGGAACAAGGATCGGCATCGTGGTAGGAAACTATAACGATGAACAGCAAGTTGAGTTTTTGGGCGAGTTGCAATTGGAAGCGATAAAAAAGGAGAAAAAATGCGTGATTTGATGCCAACCCAGGAAAACGATTTAGTGCGCGGCTCGCTGTATGAGATTGCCCTGAAAAACAATCAATCGATTGCGGAGACGTTTATCCATTGTGATGTGGTGATACTGGTCGATACCAGCGGCAGCATGAGCATCACCGACAGCCGCGACAGCCAAAGTCGCTACACTGTCGCCTGTGAAGAATTACGATCGCTACAGGCCAGCCTGCCAGGGCGCATTGCTGTATTGAGCTTTTCGGATGAAACCGTCTTTTGCCCGGCTGGCGTGCCCTGCTTTATGGGCAGCAGCACCAACATGGCCGGTGCGCTTAGATTTGCCAAAGTGGCCGATACCCCCGGCATGCGCTTTATTTTAATCTCTGACGGTGAACCCGATCGTGACTACGAAACCCTGCAGGTGGCAGCCACCTTCACCAACCGCATCGACACCATCTATGTGGGGCCCGAAGACCGCCTGGAGGGACGCGACTTCCTGATACAGCTGGCAAAGATGAGCGGTGGACAGACCATCACCGCCGACCGAGCCAAGGAACTCAAAGCAGGCATTGAAACCTTATTATTGACTTCCGGATAAACGCTTGAGATGACAACCACTGCAGCCAAAACAAGCAACCTGTTTAGTTTTTTACTTCGCTCTGGCATTCAGAAAAAAGACGCTGAGGAGCTGGAGCGTGCCTTTGGCACTGAAGATGTTGTGGACTTCATGGACGGCATGGAGAACGTCGCCACGGTGCTGGCTGCCAAAGACCACTCCACCCTGCAATTACAAATGCCGCCCAAAGCGGAGCCGTGGACATCGATTTACCAGTTCATCGCCTCAGAAATCAGCATGAATAACACGGACCCGCTGATGGCGTTCAGCCAGGCGCTGGCAGCATGGGAGCATGATTGGGATCTGCAACAGGCGATCAGCAACGCGACGGGCTATCGCATGGGAGTGATCCAGGAATTTGAGCGCCAAAAGGGATCTAAAAAGCGCTATAAGATCAAAGATTATTTGGTGGCATTCAAGCAGCTGGGTTACGACTTCCGAATGAATGACATCAACGACAAAATCGAAGTTAATGGGGTCCCGATCACCGATGAAAAAGCGCAGGAAATCCGGGCAAGAATGCGCGAGGGTGGTTTTTATCGCATCAATGAGTTTGAGGACATTTATGGTTGGGAAGCATCGAAAAACCGCTATCACCCGATCAAAGACTTCTTACTGAGTATTACCTGGGACGGGAGCGATACGATCGATGAACTGGCAAGCTATTTTAATGACCGTTATGGCATGTGGCCGGTGTGGCTGCGCAAGTGGTTGATCGGAGCCTGTGCGAAGGTATTCGAGGCGGAACAAAACCCGATGCTGGTGATGGACGGCCCGCAAGGTGTAGGGAAAAGCGAGTTTGCCAGGTGGCTTGCCAAACCAATGGGGGATTATTTTATCGAAGCGCCGATCAATACGGATGACAAAGACAGCGAAATCCGGTTGATCTCTGCGTGGATCTGGGAGGTGAGCGAACTGGGTGCCACGACGCGCAAGGCGGATTATGAAGCGCTCAAAGCTTTCCTGACGACCCGTAAGGTGACTGTGCGGAAACCCTACGGCCGGCATGACATCAGCAAGCCGGCACTGGCATCCTTTATAGGAACAATCAATAACAGCTCAGGCATTTTCTCTGATCCGACCGGGAGCCGGCGGTTCCTGGTCTCAAAAATTGAAGAGATCAACTGGGATTACTCAGTATCTATTGATCCAACCGATGTTTGGGCAGAAGCCATGGCAGCCTACCTGGCGGGCGAAAGCTGGAAATTGACGCGGGACGAATATGTGAAGTCAATCCAGATCAACGAAGACTATGATGTGGCGGATCCGATCGAGGGGCTGGTGAAAAAATATTTTGATCTGGACCCAACCCGTGATGATTGGTGGATCCCCACGACGGACATCCTGACAATATTGCAGGACCCCACTCAGGGCGCGCTGAGAGGGACTTCTCGTGGCAATGCGATGGGGCTGGCGGCGGTGATGACCAAGCTGGGACATGAGAAGAAGAGAAGAATGAATACTATCAATCAACAAGTTTGGGGTTATACAGGGATCCAGTTGCATTCGATGATCCCATAAAGAGACCCCATAGGAGATTCTGTAGGACAGGAGATAGGAGAGTGAGCAATGCACGATGTGAGATGTGAAAGTTGGATGCTGATACCAACTGCAATCATAGGACTGCTGATTGTGGTAATGCTGCTGCCAGTGCTATTGATTGTGGCGTTTATTGAGGCGTGGAGGTGAGGGATGGCTATTGATTTCGAGAACACAAAAAAATTAAAACCATGTCCAATTTGCGGACAAAAAGACAAGGTGAATTTATGGGTAATTGATGGAGACAAAGAACCCAATGTTTCTTGTTCAAGATGTGGTATAGACGCTTGGACCCAATGGAATGTTAAAGAAGCTATTAGGCATTGGAATGAGTTGCCGAGGAAAGAGGAACTTACCGCTCGCGATGCGATGGAGCGGAAGGATGGTGAGGGAAAATGAAGGCTAAAAAATGGAATTACAAAACAAGAAAATATGAACCTTTTACACTTCCGTCAAATGCATGTCTCCTCTCTGAGGATATGGAACAGATAATTCAATGTGCGAATTGCGAAAAAGAAATTAAGTTTGGAGAATGTTATACATCTCTCACAATTCATACCGACAACATTCTGGCGTTCGGGTATGCAGTGTGTGAAGATTGTTATAAGGTGGAAAGAAAAGAGAAACAGTCATGACCGGCTACTGCTACAGCATCATCATAATATTCGCCATAGGGATCGCAACAATTGTAATCCTCTCATTGATTTCATACAACGATTTTAATATGACTGAATATCTGTACTGGCTGAATAAATATGAGCAGAACAAGAAAAACACTGACGAAAAAGAAAAATCTGACAAAAAATGAGGTTGGCATAGGTCGGCATAGAGGTTGGCATAGGTCGGCATACAATTTTACAAAATATAACAAGAAATCACTGAAAAAACATGCGTAAACGAACAAAAATTTCAATTAATTATAAAAGTGCCAACCTATGCCGACCTAAAACCCTATTAAAGGAGTAAATAATTTATTTTTTTACTTAATATAGGGAAAAGGTTGGTATAGGTTGGAAGGTTGGCATTTTGAGGAGAAAAACATGAATGAAATCACACAAACCGCCCGTAAATGGATACTGAGTGGCCAGGCGGTGATCCCGATTCGATATCGGGACAAGCGACCGGCGATCTCAGCATGGGAGCCATATAAGAGCCAGCTGCCAAGTCCTGATGAAATTATAGCATGGTTCCCGGATCAATATCACAATCTGGCGATTATAACCGGCGTGAAGGGATTGGCAGTAATTGACTTTGATACCCTGTCCCGCTATCGGTATTGGGAGTTGTGGGCGATCAAAACGGGCTATCCAGCAGATAAGGTTGCCCAGGTAACCTATAAAGTACGAACCGCACGGGGCGTGCATGTTTATATTCGACTGCCACATGACGAGCGCAACCGCAGTCTGGAGGGGATCGACATCAAGGCGAAGGGCGGTTATGTGCTGGCCCCGCCATCGATCCACCCGAGCGGGGTGCCGTATCGAGCGATCAATCCAGGAGCGCCAATTGAGAAGGTGAATGCGTTATCGGAGATTTTGCCGGCGGCACTTCTGACAAGGGATACTGAGTTATCTGATCATGTACGGGTCCCGACAAGGTTTGTGAATCCTGTGAAGTACGTCAGTGATCCATGGGAGGTTGCTGAAAATCAGGACGAGCCCGGACATGATCTGGTCAGTAAAATCCGAAGTTATTTCAGGATTGAGGATTTCTTTCCGGGGGCGGTTTCATCGTCGAGTGACCGGCGCTGGATGCTGGCATTGTGCCCGTTTCATGAGGATAAGACGCCTTCGTTTTGGCTGGACACGCAAAGGCAGATTTGCGGATGTTATGCGGGTTGTACGATGAAGCCGCTGGATGTGATTAATTTGTTTGGGAGACTTCACGGGCTCTCAAATAGAGATGCGATTTTGATGATGGCAAGGGGGATGTAAATTTATATGAATGAAACAAGGAAAGAGCGAGGAATGAGAAACGATCCTGTTGATATGGGTAAGTTGATAAAAGCCCTGGAGGTTTCCATGATACACGATTTGCCGATCACGCTGCGGACGCTATAACGCTCATTGATAAAAAATAGATCAATAACATTTGACTGCATTCTTGGTTGCATACTTGGCTACAAACCCGCAGCACCCTAAGCGTTACTCAGCCAGGGCAGATGGACAAATGACTCTGGATGATTTTATCGGGAAGATCCCGCTCTGGCAGCGACCGCAACTGGAAGATGATTTGCACGATCTGTTAGCATCCGGATATGGACAACTGACGTTTACTCTGGTTGCTGGAAAATTGACAACATGGGAAGTGACAATTTCTCGAAAAGTTGCCCGTCGATCGGATGATTAATAGACTGTAATAGACTGATTGAACCCGTCTTGAACCGGCATTAAACCAGCATAAAACCGACATAGAACTGGCAGATTGACTTGAAAACATGGTATAATTTTTAGTACAACACGATAACAAGTTGTTGACCTCAGACTCTGAGGACTGGTCAACCAGCCCGGAGTGTGTCTTGAAAAAGATGCGCTTCGGGCTTTTTTTGTTAATTCACGACGGAGGTTTTGCAATGGAAGGTTTGTTGGGTTTATTTGAACAGTTGATGGTTTTGGGCGGTTTCGCAGCCCTGATTTCCGTGATCATCAACGTGCTGAAGACGATCGGCGTGGTAAAAGATGGCCAGGCGGGAATGTGGTCCGCAGGCTTGAATTTAGCGGGCTTGATCGCGCTGTTTGCGACTGGCATTGTTGCTCCAGAGTTTGATATATCTGGCCTGGATGAAAACATTGCGCAGATAGCAGAAATACTGAGTTTGATATTCGCCTTTATTACACAGAATTGGATTTCGAAAGGCACACATACAGTATTTTCAAGCGGACAGGTACCAATTATCGGGCGATCTTTTAGCAACAAGTAACCATGGATACTACAGCCATCATCCTCACTGTTGTTGGCGCTATTCTTGGTTCAAGTGTGATCAGTGCTGTGGTGACCGGCCTATTTATGCGCGTCAAAACGCGTGCTGAAGCGGAGAAGACAAATGCAGATGCTGCAAAGACAGCTACAGATTCACAGTTGTCTTTGCAGGAATTTTGGCATGTGGAATTCAAACGATTGGATGAGCGTATTGCTGATCTTGAGGAAATCGTAAGAGGACGGGATGTGACCATCGCAGAACTTAAAAAAGAGAATACTGAACTGAAACGGAAGATTGCCGAATCTGAAGCTGAAATTGTACAGCTGACATCACGGATCCGTGAACTTGAACGCTTGATTGAGCAATATAACATCCAAGTAGATTGTGGAGACGATCATGAGCAATGATTGGGTTTTGGGTGTAGATACCTCTCACTGGTCAGGGAAGATTAATTTCCCGAAGATGCACCAGGCGGGAGCGCGCTTTTGGATCACCAAGGCGACGGA